GTCTCGGGCGGTGCGGGCCTCACCCCTCGGAAGAGAAGGTGAAGCGCGCGCTGCGCGAACACGAAGCAGTCCTCACCCGCGAACCTGTCGTAGACCAGGACCGACTCAACACTCTCCGTCGCGTAACGGCTGAGTGGGCGGCCGGCCTGCGAGGTAGGCTCGGGGGAGCAATGAGCTCGTTTTCGCGAGCTGCCACTGTGGAGATGAGTAGGGAGGATGGTGGCGGGATGAAAGAGCTTTGGGAAAAGGCCCTCCCACGAATTCGGGCTACGTATACCGCGATATACGGAGAGGAACCGCCTCCTGGCCTTAACACTACCGGGGCTCGGGACGTGGATGTCAATATCTGCGTCCAGACAGCGCTGGAAAGTGCCATTGGCTGGGAAGGAAAGGCCCCTCCGGTATCTTGTATATGTGTGCCGGAAATTGGTGGGAAAGCCCGTATAGCTACGAAAGGACCTGCGGACCTTGTGTTCGCGGGTTCTGCTCTTCGTCGCTACCTCTGGTCCATCGTGGAAGCAGATCTGTCTATAGATCTTTGTGAAAGCGATGGGGAAGAGGTGCGGGTCGCGGTCCAGGGTTTGGGTCGCCTGCTGGGGGGTGTGATTGGGTGGTACAGCGGTGATCTCACTGCTGCATCTGATTGGATCCCTCGGCTGGTGGCCCTTGCCTTGTGGCAGGGACTCGTAGACGGGCTTGGTTGGGACACGTCCTCGTATGAGGCGCGTCTCGGTCGGGTCCTTTTGGGCGACTTTATGGTCAAGTATCCTGGGCGGAAACGCGCAGTTCGGTCGACTTCGGGAATCCTCATGGGGTTCCCGCTGACTTGGCTGATGCTGTGCGCGTACAACCGGGCGCTTGTCCACATGGTCGCGCCCCACGCGGTTAAACGTACCGTGTTCCGAGGAGATGACATGGGTTCTAACATGACACCTGAGGAGTCTGACGCCTATGAACGTGCTGTGGAGTTGACGGGAGGTAAACCGAACCGGAGCAAGAGCTTCCGCTCTCGCAAGGGTCTCGTATTTACCGAACGAACAGTCCACTGCACGGAAATAGCCGAAACAGACCAGCTCAGCTATGTCGAGCTTAGAACTCGTGGCCTCACCTTGGAGCACGGTCTCGGGAGAGCGCGTGGTCCCAGAGCTCTGAAGTTTCGTCGTCTCATTGATTGTCCGCTTCGTCATCTTCGTCCAAAGCCGGGGAGCGAGCTTCCTTGGTCTCATGTCGCTGGACCTAGCGCCACAGGGTGCCTCGGTTATATCCCAGTAACTAGAACAGGACTTGCGCTTAAACGCAGGATCTTGTTTAGGTTTATGAGAATTAACCGTGGCCTCCTTGGTGCGATCCAGCGGCGGGGACTTGGGTTGTTCGTTCCTCGAACTTTGGGCGGTTTTGGACTTCCGCACCCAGCGGGTTGGCATCGTGGCGTCCGGTCGACATGGTGGTCGTGGAGGGCCTGTGGACTTTTGTTCACAGGCTCTCGCGACTTCCTTGTCGATAGCGGCGTCCTCGGTGCCGACCCCTGGGAGGTCTACTCGGGCGCTCTTCGATTGTGGTCGGAGTCGTTTAAGCGACTCCGTTCGCGAGAGAGAGCACTGCCGGTAGGCCGTCCGGGCGAGGAGGACGACTTCGGTTGGGAGGAACAGTTCGACGCCGAAGCCCTCGGGCTTCGGTTCTCGGCTCTTCCTGTCACTGAAATCGTCCACCAACCGCTGGGGCGGATGGTCCCTAAGATGGTGACTGAAGCGGTGGTCAGTGAGGTTAGTTTGGAACGGGCTTGGGGAGTTGGTACAGGAGCCCGGGAGGGGGCCGGTTACTCGAAGCGATTCGGTGACCGGTCCCTTCGGCAGGTGACGAAACGGATCGTGAGACGGCGCCGTGTCTTGGCGCGAACTCACTTTCCTGACCGTTTCTTGCCCAGGCGAGTGCTCATGCGGGGACCCGAGGGTCTCCAAATGGCACTTGCTGGCCTTACCCTGTATACAAGTCCCGAGGCCACTTTTGGTGGGCCCCCCCCCCTCTACCTCAATTGGGGTCCGGTGATGCGTAAGCAGAACCGAAAACAACAACAGTCGGAAGATTCTTCCGACAGTCGTTAATGTAGC